CTTTAAATGTATTTGCCATATTACTATCCTAAAGCTATCGCAAGCGGTAAAGCATTTGGGTCAGACTCTGTAATAGAACCTGTAACCGATGCTGGACTCGTTATTGCGTTTGATGAAATGTTGATACTAAATAATTCTAAATTATCTGAACCATCATTAATTTTTACTTTTAAAAATCCTGTTGTTCCAGTATCTACCCAAATTGTTCCTTGTGCAACTGAAGATGGTGCTGAACTTCCAAGATGTGAGGTGTTTATAGCACCTAATATATTATTAAGTTCTGTTCTAAAACTTGCAAATCCTTGATTCGCTAAATCTACATCTGATACTTGACTCATAACTTCTTTTACTCCTTTAGCTTGTTGATTTCAACCCAAAACCTACGACCTGATAATCGAATGTTTTTGATATACCTGTATTACTACTATTAAAAAACCTAATTGTAAAACCATCTTTTGACTTACTTGTAATCTGATAATAGTCCCCTGTGGCTAAACCTTGTGCTGATATTCCTATGCTTGGGGTAGCAAAAAATGAATTTGTATAAGTGATTGTCGAGCCTGATGCTGAAGCTACAACATCTTCTCCTGTTTCTGTTCTTCGTTCAAAATTTGCAGTAAATTGTAAGGTATGAACTTTGGCTCTAACTTTATTATCCTCACTTGTAAGTTTACATTTAAATTTGAAAAATCTGCCTTTAATAGTTTTTTGCTGTGCTATCTTACTAAAGGTTGTAATGTTATCTAAGCTAGTATTATCTGAACCCACTAGAACTTCTGCACCGCATTGTATTTCAGGAGAGCCATCAAAAGGTGCTTTTGCATCTTCAAAATTAGTTGCACCTCTACCTGAATCAAATAAATCATACTCATCTTCAGCAGACATACCAATTATTGCACCAATATTTAAATCATAAATGGCATCTAAAGATAAACTGTTTGAGAATTGATATTCACCAGATGCTTTAATATTCCCACCAAAATTAGTAGGATTTGATGTTGAGTCTGTTCCGCCTAAATCAAAAAAACCCTCTGCTGAATCAATATTGCCTACTAAACTATCTGTTTGAGTAATTGTGTCTAAAATAAGAACTAAACGACCAGCGTTGTCTGTTGATAATGCTGTGCTTGTATCTCTTGTTCCTAAAAAATCTGCCATTATTCACTCACAGTAAAAACATTTACAAATTGTTGCAGACCTGAAATATTAGTAGATACAATAGATGCGTTGGCACTACTGTTTCCCAATTTATCAACTGCTTTAATACAATAACTGCCAACTTGTGCGTTGACAACTAAAGAGTTTGATTTTCTTCTAACAACTTTTGCAAGAGGTGTACTTTCATTCCAAGTCGCACCACTTGTTACATTTTGGTATCTAATCTCATACCAAGAAATATCTAAATCAGTTACAGGAGTCCAAGATAACTCCATTTGATTTGAACCTACTAATGATACTGATAAATCTGTTACGTCTTGTGGTGTTTCAGTTGCACCAACTACTGTATGTGTTGCAGATATAAAGCTAGATGAAACTCCAAGTGCATTAATAGCTTTAGCCCTTACTGTATAATTTTCATCATCTATTACGTTCAAAAATTCATGTCTAAGTTCAGTTCCGCTTGATATAATTTTAAAATTAGATTCAGATGTTTTCTTTGCTTCAACTTGATAGTATTGAACAAAAGAATCAGGTGATGCTGTAATAAGTATATTTAATCTAGTAATTACAACTCCATCAGCATATTCAATCATCTCATCACTAAGTGTTATTGCAGATGGTGGTTGAATAACAAAAGGATTTGGTAATGTTGTTGATGGTGTGCTTGAAACCTGATTTTTTGATGCAAAAGTGTAATGTGAGTTTTGATGTTCAATAAGATTCAAACCAACTGTAAAATCTTCGTTAAAAGATATGCTGTTTACTCTAAATGCTTTTGCACTAAATCCAAGAGAAGCATGAGTTATATTTACAATATCTCCAATCGCTAAATCGTAAGCATCACCCCCAGCATTGATATTAAGTTTTTTAGCTTCTCTGCTTCGTCTTAAAATAATCTCTGCCATCTCCTCCGCTTGATAAGGACTTGTTATTGTCTGAAAGTCAAACCTACCCTCTAGTAGAAAACCACCATCAGCAGTTTTCATTGTTGCGTGTTGGTCTGCACTTGCTAAACCTGAGTCATCTATTGGTGGAAACTGAACTTCATCTACTTGAAAGTTTCGATCAGGATTAACAAAAGAAACTATAACTCTATTATATTTATTATTTTTATCTTCACTTGCTAAACTAAAACCACCAAATATATCATCTTCCGTAAGTGTAATAGAAGCTGAACCTGTTGTTTCAATAACTAATTTATATTTACCTGATGTGTATGGTAAAAACCCTCTACAACCTCTCAGTAATATTCTTGTGTTTTCTATAATCTTTTTTGATGTATCTAATACAGCATTACAATCAAATAAATTTATATCACTACCACCTGAAAAGGGTGTAACCTGTGTGATACAAACTTGTGAAGCATCTCTAAAACTTTGTAAATCAATATCACTTGTAGCAATACCTTTTCCATATCTTTCATTTCTTAAATAATCTAATAAGCAAAAAGCTGGATTTGCAGAAAATGTAGGAGATGATTCAGATAAATCAGAAGCTAAAGTTACAACTTTTTTACCTTTTATTTTAGCTTGTACTTTTGGTATGCCTCCAAAAATATCTTGATTCCATTTGAACTTTAAAGCTAAATATGCAAGACCTGATAATTTATGATTACTTCCCCAGCTTGATAATGTTGAAAGTAAGTTAGATGCACTTTGACTATCAGAACCTAGATGTGGTTCTATGGTAATATATGAAACAGCATCTTTGTAAAAATTACTATCTGAACTAGCAACTGATCTTTGTGTGTTGTCTGCAAATGCACCATCAAATGTTACCACTTTGTCATCTACTCTGATCTGTTCTATCGAGTTGATTTCTCCCTCACAAAGAACTAATGCCATATATAAAAACTCGTTGTCTGTTCCTGATGTTTCTAAAAAAACTCTTACACCACCAAGTAATCTCTCTCCATAGACGACAGGAATATTTGCATCATTAGATTGTTTGTTTAATAAAATACCCTTTTCAAAAGAATCAAAATCTGTTTCTCCAAACTCAGGAATTTCAGGTTGAGGCATAAGCCAAGACAAAGCTTTACTTACAACTTTTATTGGAAACTCAATTATCTTTTTTACTGCACCACCCATTTAATTATGAAACTCCCTTTTGTATTTTTTACCAACTCTATAAATGTTATTATTTTTATCTAATCTTAACCAATTAATTGATTGATTAGTTTCTAAATATCCTTTGAAATAATTATAAACCCATCTCATTACTTCTTTTGCTTTTCTAATAATTACAATATCATACAACCAAATATTTTTACCTGTATTCCATTGATTTTTATATAATAGTCCTGTTTGACTATATTGATCTTCGTCTTTATTGCTTAACTTTGCCCAATTAACAAAACCATATAATCCTTTTTCGTCTTTAAAAATTTTGTATTGATCTAAATTTATTGATGGTAAAATGTGATAATATAATTCTTTATACGAGTTATCTTTATATTTATCAAAAGTTTGAAATAGTTTTATTATCTGTTCCACTATGCTCTGCCCCATTTTATATCTTGAACAGTTTGACTTGAAAAATCCATTCCAACATCTGTATTAAAAAATCTTTGTTGAGATGTATTGTTTGTTTTTCTACCATTAAGTTTATCAAAGTCTGCCCAATGAGATACGATCTTAAATATAATATTACTATCTGAACCTTTTTCAGATATTTCAAAAGTATCTATTGTGCCTTTATAAAGTAAGAATGGATCTGCTATTAAAGCATTAGAGTCATCTAAAAATCCTCTATGAATTGTTACTGAATCATTGACTACATTTTCGTTTAATGCAGTAGAAATAAAAGTTTGATCTGCACCTGATAACCCAAGATTCAATGTAGTTTTTGTAATATCAACTTCTTCTGAAAAATTAGATATACCCATCACAAAACTTGATGATGCGTAAGTAACACTAGAACCTGAAACAGAACTTGTTAAAGGAAATGAACAATCAGTAATATTGACAGGGCTACTAAAACCGATTGTAATAAGATGAATTGGTCTAAGATCATTAGTCGCTAATTCGTTTTTTATCGCTGTCGTCAGACTTCTCGTCATAATCTTCTATTGTTCTCCTTTTTACTTTTATATAATCCGACACGATATAACTTGCTTTATCAGATGGTTCTTCGTGTTTTCCTATATTATTTGTTTTTAAATCTACACCATCTCCGTCAATCACTTCTTCAGCTATCATATCAACATTAATCCAATGTCTTACTAAGTATTTCATTACAAAGCTTCCTCAACATCTAATTGAAATTTATATAATAAACTGCCATCTTTGTCTGCACCTACTGCTCCAAACTCTTGAATATCATTTGTTAAAAATACAGTAAAAGGAACATTGTCATAAGTTACTTCTGAATTATCAGCTAAAGCATTTGTAAGTGGTGGTTCAATCGTAACAGTAGCGGCATTTGAACTTGAAGTAACATCTGCAACAACCATATATACTTTGTTGTGCGAGGCGAACTTAATAAAGTCTCCCGTCTTAAATCGCCCAGCACCATCACTAGCAAATGCGTCCATTGCTATTGTTGTATCACCAACTGCGTGAACTCCATTGACTAAAACTGTTCCTGTTTCAGAACCTCTAGCATCTTCAATCTCAGGTGGGATAATTGTAAAATTTTCTTTACCTGATCTTTGTTTAATAATAAATGCCATTAACTCACCATAAACATCTGATCTTTTTCCTGTAATAATTTCTGCTGTAAAAGCAAATCTTTGTCCGTCAATTTGTCTTGCTAATTTTTTACCACTATCTGACTTAGAGATAATTGTATTTTGTATTGACTTTATTCCCATAGTTGAGAATTTTGCATTTGATATAGGAAAAGCACCTGACATTATATTAAATTACTACTCCCTCTTTCATTAACTGATTCGTTTATTATTCTTGATATAGTTCCTCGTCTTTCAACTAATAACCTATCAATACCACTTGCATCAACAGCGTTAATAGTAAAATTTACATTTACATTGCCTGTTCCTGTTCCTCTAGCTGATTGTGTAATTTGTCCTGTTTGATTTGGTATAAATAATTCTGCACCTTTTTCTCCTACAACAATAGGTTTTCCTTTTGAGACAGCACCACCTTGTGAAAAACCACCTAAAAGTGAAAGTATTGCTAATGGATTTCCTGATGCCGCAGATAAATTTCTTTGTTTTTCTTTTTCTTTTGTAATTAATTTTTCTATTGCTAATTCAACTGTTTTTCTTGCTATAATTTCAATAATTGCACTTAAAACTTTTACTGCTAATTCTTGTGCCATTTTTCTAAATGTTTCTGCAAGATTTTCTCCTAATATTAATGATCTAGCTAAACCATCTGACATTTTAGTTATTCCATTATTAATTGATGTGCCTACTATTTCTCCAATTTTTTTAAAATTATCTTTGAATTTTTCTAGTTTATTTTTGTTACCATCTTCTATTGTTTTCATAAGAACTTGAAATTGAAATCTAAGTTTATCAAGAAATGTAGCTTCAGGTATTTCTTTTTTAATAGTAATTTTTGGTGTTTCAGTTTCTGTATCAATATTTGTTTCTTCTGATATTCCTCTAATCTCTCTTATCTTTTTAATTATTTTATCTAGCTGAGTTATTAATATTGCCGCACCACCTATTAATAAGTTTTTTCTAACTGCTTTGTTGAAAAGCAACATAGAACCTCGTGCCGCCATTATCGCTGTTGAAAGATTATGAAAAAATTTAATAAGTTTAAATGCTATAAGAATTTTTACGGCTTCTATAATTAAATCAAAATTATCTTTTAGTAATTTAGCCGCTTTAGCTGTAAATTGTATTGCTGAACTTAAACCAGCACCAATCATTGCACCAAACTCTGCAATTTCTTTTCTATTTTCTTCTACTGTTTTTCTAAGATCGCCTAAATTTTCTTTTAATGCACTAAAAAAACCTTGTGCAACATCTACTTGAAATAAGAAAAAGGCATCTTTTAAGTTTGTTATAGTTCCAAATGTAGTTTTGGCTAAATCTTCCATTAATTTGCCATATTCTCCATTTTTTCCAAAAGCTTTTTGTAAGCCCTCTGCTGATTGTTTTGCATTAATGCTAACACCCTCTTTGAAACCAGCCATTGCTTTAACACCTCGTTCTCTAAATAATTCTGCACTAGAGATACCAGCACTTAATGATCTTTGAATTTGTATTGCGGCTAAAGCAAAATCTCCACCGAGAATAACTGCTGTGTTACCTGTAATAGTTAATAGTTCTTCAAATGATATTCCAGCTTCCTCAGCTTGTTTTCTAACAGTAACAAGTGCAGTTACACCTTGTTGAATATTAGATAATTCAAATGGTGTTGTCGCCGCAAAAGCTGTTAAAGTTTTAAGTGCGTTTTTACCTTTTTCTGCTGATTTGAATAAAGCATTTAATTGAACTCCAAGATTTTCTATTTGAACTCCAGCATTAAAAAAACCTTTAATAACTACACCAGCACCTAAACCTATAAAAGCATTTCTTAAATTAAATACAGATTGTTTAACTTTTTGTAAATTACCTTGTAATCTACCTAATGCTTGTTGAGATTTGTCTTTTGCGACTATATCTATATTAAGTCTTTGATTTGCCATTATGTTTTATACCTTTTTGCTTCAGCTAGTGATTTCTTTGTTTTATACTCATCTTGCTCTTTTTTCAAGTAAGCTAACCAAAGATTATAATGGCTTACAGGCATTTCTAAAACTTCTTGAATTGTGAGATGTAATCTGTCTGCTATAATTAACAGCGACCTTGTATCAGGGTCGCCACTTACTTTTTTTCGGCTTCCTCGTAATTTGTATCTACAAGTATTCTATTGGCAACAGTTGCGATTACATTAGAGTCTGCTTTTTTTCTTAAAGCGAATTTATCTTCAGGTTTAAATGCTTTTACAAGATTACCTTTGTCATCTTTAATTTGAAGTTTCATTATAAGTAAATCAACAAGAACATTTAAGTCTTGAAAATTACTAGACTTCTTAAAGATAATATTTTTTTCTTCAAGTGTTAAAGGTTCTGAATAAAATACAGATGGGTTGCCGTGTTCATCTTTCCATTCTTCTACTTCAATAGTAATAGTTTGAAGCGACTCAAAGTGGCTTTTAACTCGGTCAATAACTGACATAAATTAATATTAGACAGTTCCTCTTGTTAATGTTCCTGTACCTTGAAAAGTAACTGATCTAGAAATTACTGCGTCCATTGCGTTATTTACTGACATTCCAGTAACAATCCCTGTACCAGTAAAGCTTTCATCTCCTGATGAATTACCCTCAGGTAATAAAACAAAAGATATAGAACTTCCT